CTAAATGGTCTACTCCAAGAAGCAACTCTAGCAAAATCATCACGAGAACGTATTGCCGCATTCAAGGCTGTAGGTGAAATAGATGGAGTTGACGCATTTAAAAGAAAAACCGAGGTAACTCACATAACTAAGTCAGGTGATGAGCTAGAGAAAGAACTATTAGCTACTATTAATGAACTAAAAGGCAAAGTTATTCACACTAAAGAAGTGGTTGAAGTAGAAGACATTGAGGTAGATGATGATTAGCCCTAAAGATTTAGAGTTATTAGAACAAGCACTCCCTCAGATGAGCGAAACAGAGAGACAACGCAACTTAAAATTACTATTAGACTACAAAGCAGAGCTTGTTAAAGAAGCTGGTGGTAAAACTTTTTTAGAATTTATTAAACACGTCTATCCAGACTACAAAGTAGGAGCACATCATGCAAAACTTGCTAAATTATTTGAAGAAATCGCTGAAGGAAAGCGTAAACGGGTCATTGTTAATATTGCACCTCGTCATGGGAAAAGTGAGCTTATATCTTATCTCGCTCCTGCGTGGTTTTTGGGGAGACACCCTGCAAAAAAGGTCATCATGGCTTCGCACACTGCAGATTTGGCTGTCAACTTTGGTCGTAGAGTTCGAAATTTGGTTGGTTCGGACTCGTACAAAGATATATTCCCAGATGTCTCGCTCCAAGCGGACTCTAAGTCAGCGTCCCGTTGGGGTACGAACTTTAATGGCGAGTATTTTGCTATTGGTGTTGGTGGTGCCTTGGCTGGTCGTGGTGCCGACCTATTCATTATTGACGACCCTCACTCGGAGCAAGACGCTAAGTTAGGAAAGTCTGATGTTTTTCTCCCAGCTTGGGAATGGTTTCAATCTGGACCCCTACAACGTCTAATGCCAGGTGGTGCTATCATTGTAGTAATGACTCGTTGGTCTAAGCTAGACTTAACAGGGCAAATTGTTAACCAAATGATTAAGAATGATGAAGTAGACAACTGGGAAGTAGTAGAGTTTCCAGCAATATTAGAAAAAGAAGGGGAAGAAGTAGCTTTATGGCCTGAGTTCTGGCCAGTAGAAGAATTACAGTCAAGACGTGCAGCCTTAGACATAAGATATTGGAATGCTCAGTACATGCAGAACCCAACTTCAGAAGAAGGGGCACTTATTAAGAGAGAATGGTGGAATATATGGGAAAAAGAAGACCCACCTAGTTGTGAATTTATTATAATGACACTTGATGCTGCTCAAGAAGCTAATAACCGTGCTGACTACAACGCCCTGACTACATGGGGTGTATTTATGAATGAAGAAACAAACAATTATAATATAATATTATTAGATGCTATTAAAAGAAGACTAGAGTTTCCAGAACTTAAAGAGTTATGTCTTGAAGAGTATAAAGCATGGGAACCAGACTCGTTTGTAGTAGAAAAAAAGTCAAACGGAGCTGCACTTTACCAAGAGTTTAGACGTATGGGCATTCCTGTAGGAGAGTTTACACCAGGCAAAGGACAGGATAAAATTAGCAGAGTAAATGCAGTATCTGATTTATTTAATTCAGGCATAGTATGGGCACCAGACAGAAGATGGGCACATGAAGTGATTGAAGAGTGTAATGATTTTCCTGCAGGTGCAAATGACGACTTAGTGGATGCGACAACCCTCGCACTAATGCGGTTTAGACAAGGTGGATTTATTAGGTTGCCAAGTGACGAAGAAGATGATATACCAAGTTTTAAAAGGTATAATCAGAAACGTCTATATGTTATTTAACAACGGAGATAATTATGTTATACCAATTTATTAGAGAGAAAATTAAATGGTTAAAGAAAACACACAGTCAATACAATTTAATAATAAATATTGTGTTGGTTATACTAGTACTCATCTGTATCTTATAGGAAAAAATCATGGCACAAGATAATAATGTTGATAAGGGTTTATACGAAGCTCCTAAAGGTATGGAAGAACTTGCTCAGAACGAGCCTGAACTAGAGATAGAAATAGTAGACCCTGATGAAGTTAACATTAGTGTTGATGGTATGGAAATTAATATTGACCCTGACCGTATGGAAGATGATGAATTTAATCTTAACCTTGCGGAAGAAATGGAAGATGATTTACTTGGGGAATTAGCAGATGATTTAATAGAGGATTACACAGGTGATGTAAACTCAAGAAAAGATTGGCTAGACACTTATGTTGATGGCTTAGACCTTTTAGGTTTAAAACTAGAAGATAGAAGTGAACCGTGGGAAGGAGCATGTAATGTCTATCACCCACTACTAACAGAAACTCTTGTCAAGTTCCAAGCAGAAACTATGACAGAAATATTCCCAGCTTCAGGCCCAGTGAAGACACAAATCATTGGTAAAGAAACTGAGGAATGTAAAGATGCAGCGGCTCGTGTACAAGAGAACATGAACTATCAGTTGACTGAAAAGATGACTGAGTACAGACCAGAACACGAAAGAATGTTATGGGGTTTAGGTCTTGCGGGTAACGCATTTAAGAAAGTTTATTACGACCCTAACTTAGAACGCCAAGTGTCTATGTATATTCCTGCAGAAGATATAGTTGTGCCTTATGGTGCATCTGATTTAGAAAGTGCAGAAAGAGTTACTCATGTAATGCGTAAGACACAAAATGAGTTACGTAAATTACAAGTAGCAGGATTCTATAAAGATGTAGACTTAGGTGAACCAACTTATGACTTAGATGATGTAGAGAAAAAGATAGCCGAGAAGATGGGCTTTAGTGCTACAACCGATAGTCGTTGGAAAATATTAGAGATGCATGTTGACCTTGACTTAGAAGGTTACGAAGATGAGCAAGATGGAGAGAAAACAGGTATAGCATTACCTTATGTAGTAACTATAGAAAAATCTACTAACACAGTTTTAGCTATTAGACGTAACTGGAGTCAAGATGATAAGACCAGACAAAAACGTCAGCACTTTGTGCACTATGGTTATGTCCCTGGTTTTGGTTTTTACCACTTTGGTTTAATACACTTAATAGGTGCGTTTGCTAAATCAGGTACTATGATATTAAGACAACTTGTAGATGCAGGTACACTATCTAATTTACCAGGCGGGTTTAAGTCTAGAGGCTTACGTATCAAAGGTGATGAAACACCAATATCCCCTGCTGAGTTTAGAGATGTAGATGTACCATCAGGTAGTATTAGAGATAATATATTACCACTCCCTTATAAAGAACCAAGTCAAGTCCTTAATCAACTAATGAATCAAATTATTGATGAGGGTAGAAGATTTGCTAGTGCAGCTGATTTAAAAGTTTCTGACATGTCAGCTAATGCTCCTGTAGGAACAACACTTGCTATCTTAGAAAGAACACTAAAAGTTATGTCTGCAGTTCAAGCTCGTATTCATTATTCAATGCGACAAGAGTTAAGATTAATTAAAGGTATTATTAAAGATTTTACTCCTGCTGACTATGCTTATACTCCTGATAAAGGTTCAAGAGAAGCTAAACAAAGTGACTACGATAAGGTAGAAGTTATACCTGTCAGTGACCCTAATGCTGCAACTATGTCACAAAAAGTAGTTCAGTACCAAGCGGTTATGCAGTTAGCACAACAGAACCCAGACATCTACGACATGGTAGAACTTAATCGTCAGATGTTAGATGTACTTGGTGTTAAGAACGCAGAAAAACTAATACCGCAAAAAGATAATATGAAACCTATGGACCCTGTTACAGAGAACATGAATATTATTAATAGTAAACCTGTCAAGGCATTTATTTATCAAGACCACGAGGCACATATTAAAACTCATTTAGCATTTATTAACGACCCTAAAGTTAGAGAGCTTATAGGACAAAGTCCAAACGCTAATAAAGTTTTTGCAGCTATGGAAGCACATATTGCAGAACATATTGCCTTTGCATATAGAAATAAAATTGAAGAAGAGCTTGGAGCTCCTCTACCACCTCCAGGTGAACCATTACCTGAAGATGTGGAAGTTGAACTATCTAGACTTGTTGCTAAATCAGCTGACCAGCTATTACAAAAAAATACTGCAGAAGCTAAACAAGAACAGATTGCTCAACAACAGCAAGACCCACTAATACAGATGCAACAACAAGAGCTTCAAATTAAACAAATGGAAGCTCAAGCAAAAGCTAAGAAAATGACCGATGATGCTACTCTTGATGTAGCAAGACTTCAGTTAGAAAAAGATAAACTAGAGTCACAAGAAAGAATCGCTGGTGCCAAGATTGGTGCTGACGCAGTCAACCAACAAAAAGAGTTGGATGCAAAAGAATTTATGGAAGGTACTAAGTTAGGTGCTGAAGCCGTAAAACAACAGAAGGAACGTAATAATACGCAAACTTAAAAACAGGAGAGAGAAATGGACGAAACGTTAAAAGTTCTCGCTAGTCAATTAGGCGAGGAAGAGCAACGCATGAAAGATGATATGGCACAAGGTAGAGCTGAAGAATACGCACAGTACATGCACGCATGTGGTGTTATCAGAGGCTTTCAAATAACTCAAGGTCTTATTGCTTCTATGATGAGAAATATGGAGGAAGATGATGAGTGAAATACAAACGCCAACTAAAGAAATAGTATCAGCATCAGGTGCACCAATAAGTCCACCACAAACAGATGTTGAAGAAAGTAAACCCGCACAATTACCTGATGTTAAAGGCTATCGCATATTATGTGCAGTTCCTCAGGTAGAAGATTCTTACAAAAGTGGGATACTCAAATCTGATAAAACAAAAAACATTGAAGAACATTCAACAGTTGTTTTATTTGTGATGAAATTAGGAGACACAGCTTATAAAGATGAAGCTCGTTTCCCAACAGGTCCTTGGTGTAAAGAAGGAGACTTCGTTATTACTAGGGCATATTCTGGAACTCGAATCAAAATTTTTGGTAATGAGTTTCGCATTATTAATGACGACACAGTAGAAGCCGTAGTGGATGACCCACGTGGCTACGAACGTGCATAAATGGAGAGTAAAGATGGCAAAGATAATCAATGAAATTCCTGCAGAATTAGAAATGGAAGGAGAAGAAGTTGAGGTAAAGGTTGACGCAGCTGAAAAGGTTGCTTCTGAGGAGAAGACAGGTGATGTTGAAGTTGCTCAAAAAGCTCCTAAAAAAGAAGCTGCCCCTGTACAAGAGGAGTTAGATTTTGATATAGAAGTTGAAGATGATACTCCTAAAGCTGACAGAAACAGAGACCCTTTACCTGAGAATATTAAAGAAGAGCTTGAAGCTGATACCCTAGATGAATACTCAGATAGAGTAAAGCAACGTATGGGTCAACTTAAGAAAGCTTGGCATGACGAAAGACGTGCTAAAGAAGCTTCTGAAAGACAAAGACAAGAAGCTGAAAGAGTAGCTTCACTTTCTATGCAAGAAAACCAAAAGCTTAAGAAAACCCTTTCATCAGGAGAAGAAGATTATCTTAAAACTCTTCAAGAGAAATATACAAGTGACTTAGCAATCGCTCAAAGAGAATATAGAGATGCTTATGATATAGGTGATAGTGAAAAATTAGTAGAAGCTCAAACTAAGATGAACGAAGCCCAATATAAACTAGGTCAAGCTAGTGATAGACAGCCTCAATTTAGTAAAGAGACTTTACAAACCAAAGAAAATACGTTATCTTCAGAGCAAGACACAGTTAGGCCTAACGTTCCACAACCAGATGCTAAAGCTACGGCTTGGCAACAAAAGAATCAATGGTTTGGAAAGGATGAAGAAATGACTTCATTGGCATTAGGACTGCATGAGAAACTAGTCAGGAATGGGGTAGACCCATCGTCTGACGAATATTATCGTAGTATTGATAGTACTATGCAAAAACGTTTCCCAGAGAATTACGGGGACACTGATACGTTGGAAGAGGCAAAACCTGCCCAACGCAAACCTTCAACTGTAGTTGCTCCAGCAACGAGGTCGACTGGCCCAAAAAAGGTTAGACTGACTAAAACACAGTTAGCTTTAGCAAAGAAATTCAAGCTAACACCAGAGCAATATGCACGTGAATTAATTAAAACGGAGAGTACAAATGGATAATAAAGTTAAAAATCGCACAAATAGAGAAGCAGTAACTCGTGAAGAGACTGAAGTTCGAAATAAACAATGGGAACCTCGTTCAACATTACCAGAAATCAAGCATGAAGCTGGCTGGGCGTATCGTTGGGTTCGAGTATCATTGGTGAATGAAGCTGATAATCTAAATGTATCTTCCCGTATGCGTGAAGGCTGGGAACCTGTGAAACATTCAGAGCACCCAGAAGTAAATTTACCAGCAGACCCTAACTCAAGATTCAAAGACGGTATTGAAGTAGGCGGACTGCTATTATGTAAAATGCCACAGGAAATGGTAGACCAGAGAAATGAATATTTTAAGGAAAAAGCTAGAGCTCAGGAACAGGCTGTAGATAACAACCTAATGAGACAGAACGACCCTAGAATGCCGTTATTTTCTGATAAAAAATCTACTGTGACTAAAGGCAAAAGATAATTTTTTAAGGAGATTATATTATGGCATCAACAGCCGCACCTTACGGTCTTAAGCCCGTAAATTTGGTAGGTGGACAGCCTTATGCTGGTTCTACTCGCCAAATTAAAATAGCGTCTGCGTATGACACAAATATCTTTAACGGAAGTATTGTATCTATTGTTACAGCAGGAACACTTGAGATAGTAACTACTATTGGTTCTAACTCTTCAGTTTTCCCTGCAGGAACAGTAGGTGTATTCGTTGGATGTTCATATACAGACCCAAACTCAAAACAAAAGGTTTTCGCTCAATATTGGCCAGCAAGCACAGTAGCATCTGATGCTGTTGGATATGTTGTCGATGACCCTGATGTAGTATTTCAAGTACAAGCTGATGCGTCAGTAGCCCAAGCTGGTCTTGGTGCAAACGCTCCATTAGCTGCAGTACAATCTACATCAACTGGTTCAACTGTGACAGGTAACTCTACAACTGCATTAGATGCAACAGTAGCGACTACTACACAGGGATTCAGAATTGTTGATTTTGTTGACTCACCAAACTCACAAGTAGGCGATGCTTACACCGATGTGTTAGTGAAGTTCAATATTGCTCAACATTCTTACACTAACGCAACAGGTATATAAAGGAGAATAAACAATGGCAATTTCAAGAGCTCAGTTATTAAAAGAGTTGCTCCCAGGCCTTAATGCTTTATTCGGAATGGAATACAGTCGTTATGGAGAAGAGCACGCAGAAATCTACGAATCTGAAACATCAGAACGTAGTTTTGAAGAAGAAACAAAACTATCTGGTTTTGGACAAGCACCTGTTAAAGACGAAGGTTCAGCCATCGCCTATGACAATGCTCAAGAAGCGTTCACAGCTAGATACAACCACGAAACCATAGCTTTAGGTTTCTCACTAACAGAAGAAGCTGTAGAGGATAACCTTTACGATACTTTATCTGCGAGATACACAAAAGCTTTAGCACGTTCAATGGCTAATACTAAACAAGTAAAAGCTGCGAACATTCTAAACAATGGTTTCTCGGATGCAAATGGTGGTGATGGTAAAGCATTATTCGCTACAGACCATCCATTAGTAAACGGTGGTACAAACAACAATACTCAATCAACAGCTGCTGACTTAAACGAGTCATCATTAGAAAATGCGGTTATTCAAATAGCTGCTTGGACTGATGAAAGAGGTTTATTGATTGCTGCAAAGCCACGTAAACTAATTATCCCACCAGCGTTACAATTTGTTGCTACACGTCTATTAGATACTGACCAAAGAGTTGGTACAGCTGATAACGATATCAACGCATTGAAAAACAACGGTGCAATTCCTGAAGGATATGTTATCAATCATTACTTAACTGATACTGATGGATACTTCCTAACAACAGATGTACCAAATGGTATGAAATACTTTGTAAGAACACCATTAACTACATCTATGGACGGTGACTTCGACACAGGTAATGTAAGATACAAAGCCCGTGAAAGATACTCATTCGGTTTTTCCGACCCATTAGGAATGTGGGGCTCACAAGGTGCTTAATAGGCACACTTGAGAGTGTTCAGTTTTTCATAGTTCTGGACACTTACTTTGGAAACCCAGCTAATCTCTCGCTGGGTTTTCTTTTTGCTTTTATTTATTCTCAAAGTAGGTATAATTTACCTATCGGGAACAACGTAACTTATCTAACTGCCCCCGAACAGACGCATACACGATAGATAAGTTCTAACTTTGTATGGAGATATATAATGGCTACATCAACTTTTTCGGGTCCAGTAGTATCCAAAAATGGATTTATTAACACAGGACCAGGTAATGTCGTAGACGCTGACGCAAGCGTAGCTTTAACAGTCGCTACACACGCAGGCAAAATTGTACACAATGATGCTGCTGGAGCAGTAACTTACACATTACCAGCACTAAATGCAACAGCAGACGGAGCAAGTTCAGGACCAGGTTCTGACATTGACAATCTAAATAACATTGGTGCTACATTCACAATAGTTAACTCAATAACAAAAACAGGAAGTTTAATAGTTCAAGTTGCAAACTCAAATGATATTATGACTGGTTCAGCGACAATCGTTGACACAGATACAGATGATAATACAGAAGGTTTTGTAACAGCAGCTGCATCAGATACTATTACTTTAAACGGAAGCACAACAGGTGGTGTAACACACGCTACAATCACATGTACAGCTATCAGTTCAACTAAATGGAGTGTTTCAGTTGTTACAGGCGGTACTGGAAACTTAGCTACACCTTTTAGTGCAGCAGTTAGTTAATAGGAGAACAATATGAGCAGTAATGGAGATATATGGGCAGTAACCCCTTCCACAAGTGCTACATACTATAGAGCAGCAGCATCCATAGCGGGTGCTGGGGCTCTGACCTTACTCACCGATGACGCAGGCCCTAACGGGGTTGGTTATAAAGTTAGATTTACTTCAGCAGGAGACGACAGTGGAGATACTTTCACTATCGTTGGTATTACTGTGGCTGATGCACTAACAGGAAACTCAACTACAGAAGTCGTCACGGGTGCTGATACTGGCACAGCTGATTCTAGTAATTTTTTTGCTAAAGTTACAAGTATTACAGCTTCAGGTGCTTCAGCAGGTAATGTAAGTATAGGAACAACTGGGTCAATAGCTTTACCTAGAACTCGACTAAAAGGGTTCTATTATTTAGCTAGTGGTTCAGCAGGCAGTGTTAAAATGAACTTAAATAGTAGTTCAGGTACAGAGTTGTTAAACATAGCTACACCAGCTAGTGCCACTGGCACACAGGACATGTTCCTCCCTGGTATGGGTATACTAACAACATCAAACGGTAGTAGTATTTCAGATTTTGCTGTAATTACTATTACTAATGTTACCAACACAGTATTATTTTGTGGATAGATAGTTATGGCAACTACCAGAAAAAAGGGTATGGGTATTAAGACTTCAGTTAAGTCTGGTAATTTTAGAAAGACTAAATCTGGAGCAGGTATGACAGCGAAAGGTGTCAAAGCCTATCGTAAAGCCAACCCTGGTAGTAAATTGAAAACAGCAGTAACTGGAAAGGTTAAAAAAGGTTCAAAAGCTGCTAAGAGACGTAAATCATTCTGTGCACGTAGTGCAGGACAGATGAAGAAGTTTCCTAAAGCAGCTAAGAATCCTAACTCAAGGTTACGTCAGGCTCGTAAGAGATGGAAATGTTAACATGGAAGATAAGGTGCAAGAGACAGTAGCGGTTCATCAAGTTGAAATAGACCATATGAAGAAAGATATAGACCATATCATTCTAAAGGTAGACAAGATGGACACTCAGATAGACCGCATAGAAAAGGCTTTATCTGAACTAAGTGGTGGCCGTAAGGTCGCTTTGTGGATGTTTAGTGGCCTCGGTGTAATCGCTGGAATTGTAGCCACTTGGTTATTTAAATAAATTATGGAGATTAGAAATGGAACATGGTAAAAAGAAAAAGATGGCTATGGGTGGTAAGGTTATGAAAGATGTACCAATGGATAAAAAGAAAAGCTTAGGTAAGTTACCAACAGAAGTACGTAACAAGATGGGCTTTATGAAAAAAGGCGGTATGGCTAAAAAGAAAATGATGGGTGGCGGTATGGCTATGAAATATGGTCATGGTGGTAAAGTTGGTAAAAAATGTCCTCGTGATGGTATTGCGATGAGAGGAAAAACAAGGGCTTAATTATGATGAAATGCAGAGGTATGGGTAAGATTAAACCAATCGCTTTTAAGAAAGGCGGTAGTACCAAAGATGCGTGTTATCATAAAGTAAAAGCTCAGTATAAAGTTTTTCCTAGTGCTTATGCTTCAGGTGCTATTGCTAAATGTAGAAAGAAAAGAGGCGGTAAGAAGTAGTGGCTGTCCGTAAGACTAAAAAAGGTCTTGCTTTAAAAAGATGGTTTA